TCCTTGCTCGCCAATGCCGCCTTGAAATCCTCCGCCGCCTGCCGCGCCTGCGCCTCAACATCCGTCTGATCCGTCTGATCCGTCTGACTCCCCAAAACTTCTACGACCTGCGCCAAATACAGCTCCATCAGCCCATCCGCCGTCAGCGTTTCCATCTTCAACGCCATTTCGCGCCGCCAGCATATTTCCAATAACCCCACTGCCGGACTGTCCCCATTGACATAATTCGCCAATTTCAGTAATTCCCTGGTCCACTTCACGCCCCAATAGTTCCGGATCACCCACCGCATCACGATCGCCATGTTCCCCGCCGTCTTGCTGTCCGTGCTCTCGGTCCCCTTAAAATTGATCTGCGCCCGCATGGCCGCCACCAGCATCAGCATCACGTCTTCGTTAATCAGCATGTCCGCTATCCGCACTCGCATGTCGCTGGCGCCCTCAAATGGCTCCGGCTCCTTGTTTTCATTCGCGTCTGCGTGTTTTAACCCATCCGCCGATTGCTTGTCCCAACGGCAAAAACGGGTTGACTCCGTGTCAACCCGTGTTGCCCAAATTACATTCCGGCTTTCCGCCACTATCTGATCCACTTCCGCCTTCAACTCCGTCAAGGTCGGCTCGGTAACCAGCGCGTCCCCGCCATCCCCTCTGACTTCATCTATCGGCCTGTGTTCGTCTGGCATTCGGCGTCTCCCGCTTTCAAAATGTCATTCCCGCAAAAGCGGGAATCCAGCCCCCAGGGCCCGGGCGCTTACCGCCGCCCGGGCCCCCATCCCTGTAGGCCGCGACCTCACGCGGCGCCTTGCCTTACCTGATCACCTTGAAGTAGAACCGCACTTCACCAGCCGTGTTCTCGCTCAGCGCATTCTCGGTATTCGGCGTAAACACAAAGTCAATCGCGTCATCCGCCGTATAAACCTTCCGCCCAGCCGCATCGCCCGTCAGCGCCGTCACCCGCGTCTGCGATTCCGTCTGCGGCGTAACATCATCAACCACGCTCGCCGTGCTCGTCGAGAGCGTCTTTGCCGCCTGCACCACGTTGCTCGTGATGCCGTTGACAAAGTTCGCCGTGGTCGGACTGGCATACGCCGTCACCGCCGCCGCTGTCGTAGGTGCGCCGAATCCGGTGATAGCCGCCGCTGTCGTAGGCGTCCCCAGCGATTCAATAACAGCCACAACGTCATCTATTGACAACGTCACGTTCGTAACTACTTCTATTTCGGCCCCGCCGGTTGCCGCATTCGAGCACGCCACGCCTGTCGAATCATAGACCTTGCAGGTCTGCAGCGTCAGGCTGATTCCACTGATGACGTTCGTTACTGTATGCGCTCCAAACCCGGTATAGGCATCCACCGTGGTTGGCGTCCCCAGCGCGGTTATGGCGTTCGCCGTGGTCGCACTGCCCAACCCCGTCAGCGCCGCCGCGACCGAGGGCGTAACACTGTCAAGCACGTCAATCTCGCTGGCAATCGTAACACCCGTCAATACCGTTTCCGTGCTCAACGCCACATTGGTCATGTTTACGCTCGTCGCGGTCGTGATGCCCTGGTATGCGCGCCCAAACTTGCTCCAAACTTCCGTCTTGTTGCTGTTCAACTCCGTGCTGTCTAAGTAGAAGTCCGGATCCGCACCATCGCCCACAATCACGCACACACTGCCGGTAGCGTTGTCGCCGGCATTAAAATCCGTCACCAGCTCCATGCCAATCAACTCCACCCTTTGCTTAGCCTTGACAGTGAATACCGTGCTGTTCGTCTGCGCCGTGGCGGCATTGGTCTCCGTCAGGTCCGCATACGTGAATGTCGCCACATGCGTCGCCCCGACAAACCCGCGTTCCTGCTCCAATACCGGCCGATATGACGCGCCCCATGCCGGCGCCGTTGCCGACGCCAGGATCAGGCTTACCAGCGCCAATCCCATTATCTTTTTTCGTTTCTTCATTGTCCTGTTTCCTCCCGGTTTTCAGGTCAGGCCCCACAGCTTCCCAGCATAGGGGCCTTTCCCTTTATGTCCTTGCTGTCCTTTAGGTCCCTTTTCCCTTATGACGCAATGTTTGCCATACATTGCCCGGTAGGATTCAGGCACTTGAGCAGATACACCGCATCGTGATACCCGCGCGGCCCGCCCGACTTCCTCGGCTCAATCCAGCTTGCCGGCTGATCCAGGAAGCACAATTCCCACATGTCCATGTCCAGGAAGTAGCCGCTCCGCGGACTGTTCGCCGATACCGCGCCGGTGCCTTCCGTGCACATCAGATACCAGCTCGGGAATACCTTGACTGTCCCGGCGTCGAATTCAAAGAAGTCCACCACTTGCATGAGCTTCTTGTCCTCGGCGTCCATGTTGTAGCGCACTAACGCTTTGTCCGTCGCGCCCGCGCTCTCATCCCGCTGCGCCCACCTGCTCATCTGCGTTTTGAGCTTGATGCCAACATACCCGGTCAGGTCCACCGCCTCTTTCTTCTGCGTAGCGGCCGCCTCCAACATGGCCTCCATGCTCGCCGGCAGGAATGCCGCTAACGTGCTCGAATACACGCAAGCCGCCGCCGGGCGGTAATTCGCCGGCACGGGTTTGACCGATTGTGCGCTGTCGGATAGCCAACTGCCTACGCCCCGTGAACGGTATGGCGTGGATCCCGACTCCACGGCCATGTCCACTGAACTCAATAACTGTTTCTCGATCATCTGACCGAGCAACAGCGCGTCGTCCTTGGCCTGTTTGGCTTCTTCTTTCCCAGGCTTCACACCATAGGTATGCGTCAGGTTTGCCAGTCGGCTCACCATCCAGCCTTCGGTCATCAGCCACATGGCATACGCCTCGATTTGCTCGCGGTTGATATGCGTGAATGTCGAAATGTCCGTCCCGTCCAATATGCCTTCAAACTTCCGGTCCGGATACACCTGCACCGGCCATGAACTCAGCATGTTGTAAGGTTTCTTGCCCCGCTTGAGTAGCCGTGAAAACGGCACCTTATCGCTCTGCGCGATAAAAATTGTGTCGCCCACTTCCGCCACTTTCAATACCTGATCAGCTTCATAAATTCCTGGCATAACACTTTCTCCTTATTGGTATTCAGAGCGGTGGCTGGCCTTCCGTCTTCTCCGGTCCGGCGTCCGGCCTCTGGCGTCCGTCGTCCGGCCTCCGTCCTACCCGCTCGCTCCAAAGATTTTCTCGAATTGTTTCTCCAACGCGTCCTTGTCTCCCCCGGCCGCTTGAAACTCTTTCTGGTCAAAAGCGGCTTTCCCTTTGCTCCCGGCGCTTACTGGCGGCTTGCGCGTGGCGCCATTGGTTTCCGGCAACTTCGGCGGCTTGGGATCCGGCGTCTTCGGCTTTGGCTTGCTGGCTTTCTCTATCCGCAACTTCCGCCCTGCTGCCATGTCTTCACGCATTTGCTTCGTGCGCTCCAACCATAACGTCCGGGCCGGTCCGGCCACGTCCAGCAATTCATCCTCTACCGCCGCTTCCCGCTCCGCCACTTCCTGGGCCGTCATGTTTTCTTTCGGGTCCGCCCCCTCATATCCGTCCCGGTGTGTCCGAAACCACTTCTTCCACGCTCGCAGATTCTCAAACCGATTCAGCGTCTTCGCTTCTTCCGCCGTAACGTATTCGGGATCCAATCCCAACTTCATTACAGCCAGAACATGCTCGTCCTGGATTTTCACTTCCAAGTCTTTGAGCCGCGCTTTCGTCTGTTCGGCTTCCGATTCCGCGTTCTTCCGCTTGATGTTGAGCTCATGGATGCGCTCGTTGATCTTGGCCTGCGCTTTCGCGCTCAACCCTTCAACTTCGCCTTCCTTGATCTCACCCTCAGCGCCTTCTTCTGATCCGTCCGATTTGTCCGATTCGTCCGATTCGTCCGGCACCTTCGGCGGTTTATTGTCCAGGTCCGCCGCCTCTTGGCTGGCGTCCTCCCCAACAAACCCCGCCTTCAGCCTTCCCTCCAGCGTGTCCACAGCTTTTCCGGTCTCGGTTCCGCCTCCGTCCGTCGTCTGTTGTCCGTCGTCCGTCGTCCGGTCCACCTCGCCCGCACCTGCTGCTTCGGTGTTTCCAGCTTTCGCATCCATGATGTTCCCCCATCATTAAGGTTTTCCCTGCCATTTTTGTAGCCGCGCCGGTGACGGCGTGGCCTCTTAGGCGTCGGCAGTATTCGCCCTTTTCTGCCCAAAGTTTTTCATGCCCCTTTTCTGCCCAAAGTTTTTCATGCCCCTTTCCAGTACTCAATACCCCGCCCCGCCAAATTGACCCTACTCATTGAAATCGGCCTCATTAGCCCCCTGTAAACGCAAAAAGGCTGGGGATTGCTCCCCAGCCTTCCTGCTTTCATCCGTCTGATCAGCCCGATCAGCCCGGGTGACGTGGTTGCTGCGTCTCCGGCGCCGGCGCCTTCAATGCCTCGCGCTGCGCCATAAGTTGTAACCGCTGCAAGGCCAACCTCCCATCTTCGATTCGGCCGATATGTCCCATCCGTCCTATAAGTCCCATTCGTCCCATAGGTCCTTATTTCTTTCTCGGCTGCCTGCGTGTCCCACGGTTCCCAACCCCGCGCCCACTACCGTCAAACCTCCGCTTCCCGCCACACGCCCCGCGTCCGCCGCGTCCCCAATTTCCTTTCGCCATTTCCCTCACCCCCTTTCGATTTTGTTTCAAAATCGCCCTGCGTAGCTCCTTGAGCGAAGCATGGGCTATTTGTTTCTTCGTCCCATCCGTCCGATATGCTTTCCTTAACAGCCTCTCTCAATCGCCCGGCCAATGCTACAACCGTCTTCCATAATTCGCTCGCTTTCTGCCTTTAATGTGACCGTATGCCCGCACCGTTCACATTCAAATTGAATGTCGCCATACATGCCATAAAGTGTAGGCTTCCAGTTCACGCGCATATTGTCATAAAGTTCCAACTCTACTTCGCGGCCGCATTCTTCACACTTCAACCGCTGACCAAGCCACCACGGCCGCCAATCACTTCTTCCTTCATTTATGATTTTCATCTACCCTCCCCTTTTCCTCTCATTCGCCTTCTCCACTTCCTTCAAGATATTCTCCTGCGCCTCGGCCAACGCCGCCATGCACCCAGCCCGGAATGTCCGCTCCCGATCCGATATGTCCATGCCCATGATCAGTTCCTTCTCCACCTGCTCCATGCCGGCCAGATAGGCTAACGTCGCCAACAACAACGGCGTCTCCGGATCCACCGCAAACGCTTCCGCCATCTTCCGCGCGCCCATTACCGGCTTGACAGGCGCCACCTTATTCTTTTTCCAAAACATCATTCGGCACCCCCTTCGTAAATACCCTGATAACCTCTTTCGTCACATACCGCCCGCGTTGCTTCTTCCTCCACTTCACACGATGCACCAACCCGGCCCGCACCACCTTGTCCAAATCCCACTGCGATATTCCCAAACACCGCAATATGTCCTTCTGCCTCACGAACACCGTGTCCGGTAATCCAAATAATCCCATGCCCGCCTCCTTCCTTTGTCTTATCCGTTCCCGTAGCCGCGCCGGTGACGGCGTGGCCTTGCTTCCAACTACGTAACATTACGTAGGCAACCTCCGCGGACCCATCCGCACTCTTGTCTGGCCTCCGGCGTCTGGCGTCCGGCGTCCGTATGCTACCCCGCCCCGCGGCTCATAATCGTTCGGCCCCACGTCCTCGCATTCCGCCATGAAGAAATACCTGATCAAATCAATCGGATCCTTGCACGCCCCATCCTGCCCATCCGCATTCATCCAGCTTTCCAACGCATAAATCGAATTCACACACTCCTCGCTCACAAAGAAATGCGGCGGATTGATGAATGCCATTTTGTCCGTCCGTCCTGTCCTGTCCTGTCTGGCATCTGGCGTCTGGCGTCCGGTGTCTAATTCTTCATAGTCCAGCGCCGAATTGATCGCACTCACCCCATCCGCTATATCCGCCCCCGGCGCCAAATAAAAATTCAAGAAAATATCATCAAACGCCGTCTGTAATGTCACCGGCCGGTCCTTCTCGATCCTCGGCTCGCTCGCCGCCCGGCTGTCAATAAACCTCGACGTGATAATCTCCTCCGCCCCCTCTGGTATGTCATCCCGCCATAACGCCAAATCCTCCTCCTTCGGATACGCCTCCGCTTTCCCTTGTCCCTTGTCCATTGTCCATTTCTTCCAGTCCGCCCACCTCTCTAACCTTGCTATCTCAAACTTGTATCGTAAATTCCCAAACCCGAATGCCGGCTTCTGCCCTTCCCCTGGCGCCCCGTCATTTATCCCGTCCTTCTTCCCACTCGGTATCGCCCAGGGCCCCGGTATCCCCACGCCCGGTATCTCATAGTTACCCGGCCATTCCCGATACAGAAACACATCCTGCCCATTGCGCCTGAACCAGCTCATAAAATTGTTCCGATCCTTCGCCGGGTCCATGAAGAAATAATTCGTCCCTGTAGCCGGTATATCCTTCGCCTTAACGACGTGTATCTTCCGGTTGAACTTCGGAATCAATACGCTGATCGTCTTCTCCGCCTGCCCGTAAAACCGTTCCCGGATATACGCCTTGCTTTTCTTGCGTAGGTCCGCCATGACTTCCTTCGGGTTTCCATACGGATTATCGCTCGGATTAAAGAACACCACCGCCTTCCGCGGATCCACGCACCGCATCACCCTCGGCACTTCGTCAAAAATCCGGTCTGGCGTCCGGCGGCCGGCGTCCGGCCTCTGGCTTACCGGTCCGTCGTCCGTCGTCTGTCGTCTGTCGTCGTGCTTGCCTGGCTCCAGCCAGGCAAGCACATCTTCCGGCTTGGATTGCGCCGCCAGCGCCGCCCTGTGCCCATCCACCGCCTTCCAAAGCTCGAAGTATTCTTCCTGACTCAAATGCAACGCCCTTGCCTCATCCGGCGTCCCGCCATCCCGCGGACACAAATACGCCGTTGTGCTCTTAACCACCGTCGCGCCATCCGCAAATATCTTTACTGTCGGCGTATAGCCGTTTATCGGCGTAAACGTCAGAATCCCCCTGCCGGCTCTGGTCGCCAACCGTAGCATGATGTCATCCACCCAATCCGCCGGGATCAATTCATCCGGCGCCACTAAGTCCGCTTCCATGCCCTGCAAGGCCGTGTCCTTGTTCTGCATGTAGTTCAGGAATGCCGCCTCGCTCCCATTCGGCGTGATAAAACTATTCTCCGAAAAGCCCGTCTTCTTCTTGTATTTGATATAGGCCGTCAGGCCCGCCGTCTGGATCTGCCATTCCGACGGCATATACTTCCAAAACAAAGGCTGTTGATCCCGCACACTGCGCGGATCGCTCATGTGCATTGCAAACACCCGCGCATTTTCCTTTTCCGCCATCATCTGCATACAGCGCTTCGCCGCGTATTCGCTCTTTGCCGCCCGGTTCCCGCCCATGATCAACAACATCTTCACCGGCCGCTCATACCCCAAATGTTTCCGCATCTTCTCGCAAAACCACTCCCACGCCATCATGTCCGTAGGTTCCAGTCCGGCGTCCGGCGTCTGGCGTCCGGCGTCCTCAAGAAATGCCGCTCGGCATTTCTTGAGAAATCCGCGGTCATAGCACCACCCAATCCCCAACAACGCATCGCACACATGCCATATCGGCGGCTCGTAGCCATTCCGCAACGGGTCTGCCAATTCCGCCTCAATCTCCGCCGCCCGCATCCGGAATAACTTCTGCGCCGCCACTTCCGCTGAAGTCCCCGATACGCCCGCCTCCGCCTGGATGTCCAACCACCCCGGCGCCGGTATCCGCGCATGCCCCTCAATCCCCTTCATGCGTCCCATCCCTCCCATTATTCCCATCGCCCTCAAACTCCATCTTCATCCACCGCGCCACGTAATCCACGACGCTGCTCACAAACGGCATCCCATCATTCTCCGTCATGCCCTGCGGATCAAACCGCTGATACCCAAACTTCGCCACTAAGTTTTCCAGCGTCTCGCCGTGTTGCAGGCAAAGCGAAATCGCCGTTGACCACGCATCCGCCCACCCATCCAACATGCTCCCAGCCTCATCAAACGTCAGAAACACCTCCCCTGGCCTCCGCTTTCCGCCCTCTGTCCCGACTCTGGCTGGCCTCTGACCCTCTGGCCTCTGATCATCTTCCTCATACAGCCCCACCGTGATATAAAACTTCACCCGCTCCTCGCCCCACCGTATCACCGCCTTATGCGTTACACTCGCCCGCGTGTCCGGTAATCTCTCTCTTGCCATCTTCTCCTGACCCCGGCGGGCTTGCCCCGCCGGTTAAACAGATCGCCCCAGCCTCTTGCAAATCACCCTCATCAACCCTCGCCACGTCCGCGGCCTATGCGCCTGCCCGTCAATCTCCACCCATAGCTGCGTTTCATTCCCCGCATCCAAACACCGAATCGAATGTTCCCCTCCAAACATCTGCCCACTAAACACTATCCGCCCAACCTCCCGCGCCTCACACGCCGCCTCCAGCCGCTTTCGCTCCCGCGCCAATACCCCCTTCCGGCTTCGTTCTAATAGCTTTATTCTCCGGCGTTTGTAATAATTAGGTGACATACGCTTTTCCTATATTACCTTGTTGTGCTCACTCCATTCGCAGTCCTCACAAGGTCGCCTAAAACTACCGCTCCACCCGTGTGACTCACCGCACTGGCATTTTATCTGCGGACACCGTAGAACATGCGGATCATCCGTGTAACGTCCGCAATACGAGCACTGGGCAATTGCCCCCGCATCATGTTCTAATGTTTCAGGTATATTTTGTCCTCTACGCATTTTTACCTCCATGCCCAACAACCGCGTTCAGCCTATCGCCTACCGGCTCAGGCTGACGCGGGGGGTTGTGCGTCAAAGGCAACAGCCCCTGCCGCAGTTCGTTTTCCAGACGCGCCCGCGCAATCTCGAAATAACGGGCGTCCTTCTCGATCCCGATGAACTTGCGCCCCGTGCGGATGCAGGCGATCCCTGTTGTGCCTGTTCCCATGAATGGATCGCACACCGTTTGCCCATCTGCCGTGAACGCATCAATTGCCCGAGCCGGAAGCGTCACCGGAAAGGTTGCGCCGTGCGAATCGTCAACAGACCTTTCGCGCTGTATCTGCCAAAGATTGTCCACCGTCCCGCGTTTAAAATGCCCGTCGAATTGTCGGCTGATGGCGTTGTCTCTGTCGAACACAAGCACGGCCTCCCATCGACTATTCATCACGCCCTCTGCCATTGCAGGCTGTGCCACCAGTTTGTCCCACACAATCACATCCTTAAGCGTGTCCGCGTATTTGCCGACCAACCGGAACAGCGCCCGCTTATTGCCGGTGAGGAACTGAACGTTCCAGAATACCAACGGGCACTCGCGCAGGCACAGGTTCAGCACTTCGTCATTCAGCCGCTCGTATTCTTCCAGCGGTAGGTTGTCCGCATAGCCCTGATACTTCGTGCTGAACTCGTCCACGATTTGCCGAGAGCAGTATTTACCGCCCCTGATTCTAAGATTCATGTTGTACGGCGGCGACGTGAAAACAACGTCACATTCCACCGGAAGCACTTCCCTGCAATCCCCCCGCATGATGGTAACGGAATCGGAAAGACGCACAACAAGCGGGTCGAGCGTACCCTTGCCCGCCGCGATGGTTTCTTGTTCAGTCATAGCTTTTCTCCGGCGGGCAAGGTCCGCTCACCCGTAGCGTTGGAACTCTGTCCGATGTTGAGTTTGTCCAGAAGCAGGAGCACGGCCTTGTTCGCCCACCACCTTCCGAGCGTTACCCCGAGTCCGAAACATATCACCCCGACAATCACGGCCGTCATTCGCCACCGCCTTTCAATTCTGTTCCAACATCGGCCTGCACGCTACCTCCGCTTCGCTCCGGCGCGTGAGGCCGTGCGTTGGAGCGACGGACAATCGGGCACCGTCGCACCGTGCATTGACTCCAGACGTTTTCAAGCACCGACTCGCGGTTCGCCGGATGCCGGCAGATTCGCTTGCCGTGGCACCGACCCGAGGCAAAGCGG